AGCAAAAATGATGTTGAGACAATTCATCATATTGTGAAATTTCAAAAGACTTTTCAAGAACCTTTGTGTTTCTTATATTTATCTTTGTATTGCGAAGAAGATCTTTATAATTTTCCAAATTTGTCGTCACAAATCCACCCGTCGGTTGGGCTGTGGATTGTTTATTTCGTATGGTATACGTATTTCCATATACCGCGCGCAGTTCGTTCTTGAATTCTGTACGCCCCGCACCCATGGAATTGAATAATTTAATTGACTTCTCTCTGTGATTGACCTTCGCGAGGGCGTAGTGTCCGTCACCACCCGGGTACGTGTGCGCTATATGAAGATATTGAACACCTTTACGGTTCTTTGTGGATTTCGTCATGTTTGATGTTTTACGACACACAAACTTGAAGTCATGGTTGGATTCCTTTTTTATATCTTTCCCAATCTGTTCAAAAATACCCGGTTTTTGGAGAAATTGTTTCGCGATTTCAGAGGCATCTTCGATGGCCATGAGATGCCTCGCCGCGAGACTCGCGTTCATCTTACTCTCGATGTAGTCGTTTTCATCAATCTCAGCGGACTCACCTTTCACTCTCAACAGGCGATCACGAACATCTCGATTTTTAATGAGTTTGATTGGAACGAGATCCATCTTATCCTACATATCATTGATATTTTTAAATAACAATCATATATATGTCGTTAGTTTTAGTATGCCCACCAGTCATCGTCGTTGAACAAAAAGTTCCAGTCATGACAGTGAAGACGTGTCGCATAGCGGCGATTTACCCATCCAATAACAACGTATACCAATTGGAAATACTCGAGGCACCACCGGTGGAAGTGAACAAGGAAGATGATCGTTCTTAGTTAAACGATGGAGAACTTTGTCGCGAGGGTTGAAATCAAATTGGAAATTTTGTATGAGCCTTCTGGCATTGATTGTGAATTGTCGTCGTGGACCACGATTAATTCTTTGTTTCCAATGAAAGAATACACCTTCGATAGACTACTATTACCACATATGAGAATCTTAGCGTATACAAAATCACTTATAACCTGCATAATATTTGTATTCTTGGAACATAATTCATATTTTGAATTGTTTGATTTTAGTATGTCAATCATTTCATCGACAACATCATCTGTATGAATATAAAATGTGTGATTTTTATACTTTTTTATAAGTTGTGGCAAGAGCACCTTGATTGAATCATTATATTTGTGTATAGATTCTCCACGACCCGCTGTGAGTGCGTCTCCTAATCTAAAGTGTATCACAATATTGTTTTCATCTAACCTTTTAGGAGGAAGTCTGTCATTAATAAAAAATTTTTTTACCGTTTCAATGTTCTTTTTATGTAGAATACTTTCTTCATCATTCATGTGTAGTCTATCGAAATAAAAAACATTATCGATTGTATAAATTGTTTTTGGGTCATAATTTTCTGGTATGTTATAGAATTCGTGTGCGTGTATATGTTTTTCATACTCGATATTTTCTGTTTGAAAATGCAAACCAAACAATCTTGCAATTTCAATCATATAGGATTTACATAGCTCGGCATCTATCGTCGACAGATGCTCAAATCTAAACATCTTATTCATGAACACATTGGAATCAAACCTATAATTACGCAGGTTATGAAGTATCATTGAAGTAAATAACCCATACAACTGGTGTCCCACACCATCTGTACCATGTTGTGTTATACAAATCATTTAAAAGTAAAAGCAAAATGTTTTTAAATATGATTCGTATAATAATAAATGAGGGTGACGATATAGTGCAGTCAATCAAAGATTATTATACAAAAAATAAACAATCGTAATTATTCACCCATTGGATTTTTGGCTAATTTCATTTAGTTCCCGAACGCGACACCGGCCATACCATTCTTGATGCGAAGGATGTTGTAGTTGACCGCGTAGACGCGGTGAAGAGCGTTACCACCGGATACTTCACGAAGAGCCAACTTGGCGGTATCAATGCGAGAGAAGTTCAAAGAACCCGACGGTTGAGACTTGCCCAAGTTCAAAGAGAACGGCCAAGTGTACACTGGAGCTGTGTCAAGGAAACTTTCCGGGACGTACTGGCAGTGCATCTTCGGAACCACCGTGTGGTGGAAGTCCTTGGACATGTTTTCGAATAGTGGGGTACCGTTGATGTACAACGTGGCATCCGTAAACTTGTAACTCGCGTCCCAGTAGTCACCCGTACTCGCCGTGTTACCGGAAACAAGGTGAATAGCTTTGGTTGGATGATTAAAGTATGTGAGGTCGATGCTGGCATCAGCCTTGTCGGCGAGTTGGTATTGGGTTTGGGTGATCAACATTTCGTGTTCACCTTCTGTGAAGTGCTTGCGTTCATCCGTGTCGAGGTAGGCGTACATGGCGTAGACCTTAGCAGACGTAGCGCTGAAGCCGCTGCCGCGGCACTTGACACGTATTTCGACATCGTGATATTGCATGGCGACCAACGGAAGAGACTTGGTCCAGTCTTGACTGAAGAAGAACGGGATGACGAATTGATCGGCAGTACCTGAGCTGTTCTTCACGTTATCCTTAATTTCAGTCGTAGACACGGCCGTAGAGGCTTGAGCCTGTGTTTCGTTATACAAAACGTTATGAACACCCTGGATATACAAAGAGTCCAACTTACAGACTTGTTGACCACCGATATACAACATGAAATCGGTCGGGTCGGTATTGCTCGAGAAGAAACCGGTCGTGTTTTCACCGACGGCGGAAATACCCGGAGATTCAACCCAGATGTAACTCAAGAGATCACCCTTGGACTTTATCGGGATCGTAACTTCGGCGTTTGCTTCAAACTTGCCGATGTAATCGATGCGTTCGGGTTTAATAGAAAAGTTAGTGTGACGCTTGTAGTTTTGACGAAAGAAACTGACTTCGGGTTGACCACTGATATACACATCCTGGGCACCCTTGGACACGAGGTCAATCAAGGCGGCTGACATTTACTAATAAAGTATATTAAAATTTTGGGTCGAGTGATACATAAGGGCCGATGGTCGTTTTTCAAGCACTCACATGGGAAGCACGAGATGAAGGTGACGACCACTTGATTAGTATCTTTGGTAAGACCGAAGATGGTAAATCTGTATGTGTTACGACCACCTTCGAGCCTTACTTTTATATCAAGTTACCAGATGTCAAGTACGCCAAAGAAATCTATCGCCACATCAAGGATAAGTGTTCTGAATATATCGTCGTCGAGTCCAGAGATATTTGGGGTTTCCAAAACAATGAAAAATTTTTATTCATGCAAGTTAAATTTTCAAACTTGGAAAAGCGACGCAAAACCGACTCATTCCTGAGGAAGCCCCTAACGCTTTCGAGTGGACCATTTCCCCTGAAGGTATATGAATCTAACTTAGACCCTACACTTCGAATGATGCATCGCACCGGTATTCAGTCAACTGGGTGGATTGACACAGGTTCTGACTGTGTTCGCTCACACTTGGCGAGTGTTGATATTGATTTGTTTTGTAACAATTGGGAGACGTTGAAACCCGTTGTACGGGATGACATCGCACCATTTGTTGTCGCATCCTTTGATATTGAATCAAATAGTTCAACCGGTAAATTTCCCGATGCGGACATTCTGGGTGACGCGTGCTTCCAAATTGCGATTTCTCTTGTCAAGTTTGGTAGCGATGAACCATATGATAAGACATGTTTGTGTTATAAAAAGACTGATCCGAATTTAGAAGGGTGTAATATCCTGAGCTATGACACCGAACGTGAAATGTTAGAAGCATTCAGAGACTATCTCATTGAAAAGGATGTCGATATCATGACTGGCTGGAACATTTTTGGTTTCGATCTTGAATATATTTATAAGCGAGCTATGATTAATAAATGTAGTGATCGTTTCTTCAACCTCGGAAAGTTGAAAGATCAACACTGTGAGATTGTATATAAACGTTTATCTTCGAGTGCTCTGGGTGATAATATGTTGAAACTTTTGCCGATGACTGGGCGTTTCATTTTTGATTTGTTTCACGAAGTCAAGAAGGGGTATAAACTAGACTCGTATAAACTCGATAATGTATCTAAACTTTATCTCGGGGATCAAAAGATTGACATGCCCGCCAAGGAAATGTTTGCTCGTTTCAGAGAAGAAGATCCGGTTAAACTTCGCGAAGTGGCTGAGTATTGTATCAAAGATACATTGTTACCACATCGTTTGACAAAGCGTCTCTGTACTTTGTTGAACTTGGTTGAGATGGCGAAAGCGACGTGGGTTCCCATTTCATTTTTGGTTGAACGTGGTCAACAAATCAAAGTGTTCAGTCAGTTGACAAAAAAAGCCCGTGAACTTGGTTACATGGTTCCAACTATTCGATATGGAGCAATTCCACTCGAACAGTATGAAGGTGCCACTGTTTTGGAAGCACAAGGTGGTGCGTACTATACACCCATCACAGCTCTAGATTTTGAAGGTCTGTATCCATCCATCATGATGGCTCACAATCTTTGTTATTCGACATTTGTGATGGATGAAAAGCGATACGGTAATGTTCCAGGTATTACTTATGAAACATTTGAGTTGAATGGAAAGACCTACAAATTTGCACAAGATGTCCCAAGTCTGTTACCCGCGATTCTTCTAGAATTGAAACAGTTTCGTAAGCAAGCTAAAAAGGATATGGCGGCCGCCACTGGCTTCATGAAGGAAGTTTACAATGGAAAGCAGCTTGCCTATAAAATTTCAATGAACTCCATCTATGGTTTTACCGGTGCCGGAAAGGGTATTCTCCCGTGTGTTCCCATCGCATCCACGACAACTTTCAAGGGGCGTAGTATGATTGAAGAGACAAAGAACCACGTCGAGAAGAACTTTCCGGGAGCAAAGGTAAGGTACGGGGACACGGATAGTGTCATGGTTGAGTTTGATGTTGGTGATCGCGAAGGTCTCGAAGCAGTGAAGTACTCATGGGAAATCGGGGAACGCGCGGCACAGGAATGTACAGCCCTGTTTAAAAAACCAAACAATTTAGAACTTGAAAAGGTATATTGGCCTTATTTCTTATACAGTAAGAAGCGATACGCAGCAAAATTATGGACAAAAAATAAACAAGGTGAGATGCATATGGACTACATTGATATTAAGGGTCTTCAAGTTGTACGCCGTGATAACACAAAGTTTGTTCGTGAAGTCTGTAAAGAACTCTTGGATGTTGTTCTTGAAAGTAGTGACCCCGAACCACCAAAACAATTGGCTCTCGAACGCGCCATCAATCTATTGGAAGGTAAGGTACCGAATGAAAAATTGATTCTTTCACAGCAGCTCGGTGATTCCTATAAAAATCCAAATCTTCCACACGTCAAGGTACGTGACAAAATGCGTGAAAGAAAGCCTGGCTCAGAACCTCAATCGGGTGACCGCGTTCCTTATATTCTTGTCAAAACGGGGGATCCTAAAGCAAAAGCTTTTGAGAAGGCTGAAGACCCGGTGTTTGTTGAGGAGCATGACATTCAAATCGATTACCAACATTATTTCACCAACAAGTACTTGAACCCCATCTGTGATCTTCTCGAGCCATTGGTCAAAGATCCTAAAAATGAAATATTTGGTGAAATCATCGCAAGTCATAAACCGAAACCTAAAAAGAAAGAACCCGCATTGAGTGGTATGAAGAAAGATGCTCTCATGGCAGAGTGTGTGCGTCTTGGACTCGATGATTCTGGTAAAGCTGCAGATCTTCGAGACAGAATTAAAGCTGAACGATCAAAAAAGGTTTCTGTCGAAGACATATTTAAAAATTACGAACAAGAGTAGAATAAGATGGAACGTCTCATCTCTGTATTCGAAGATGAAGTCAAAAAACGAGTCACCGAAGAGACAAAGCGAATCAAAGAAGAATTCAAAGAGCTTTTAAAGAAGGTTAAGGATGAATACAAGGAAGAGCTTTCGAAACAAAAAACAGAGTTCAGAGAGCAACTGAGAAAAATTTACTCGGATAGCAAAGAAGAACTCAGTAAGCAAAAGACCGAGTGTCAATCTGAGATGCGTCATTCAAAGGATGATTACAGAAAGACTCTAAAGAAAAACAAGGACGAGTTCAACGAAGAAATTCGAAAGTATCAAGACGATTACAGAGAAAAGCTTAGAAATTATCATATAGAGTATAGCCTATACTTGAAACAGGTATCCGTTAATTATGGTATTCCCTATAATATATTGATACGAGATGCACCAGATGATAAAGATGTCATGTGTAAAGGTATTAGACCAAATGGTACTCGGTGTAACATGAAGGGTAAACACGATGGCTATTGTAACTTCCATAAATCACAGATCCCGAGAAGTAGTGTTGTCGAGATGATAAATGATCCATCCTCAAATATTTCACAGAAAAAAGGGCTTATAGATTTTAGTACAATGATGTAATATGAGTAAAACAGACATTCTGCTATCTTCCGTAAATGACTTCTATTCCGATGAAAAGAATAAAACTACATTGGTGAGTATTCTCGACAAGTCGAGTGGTATTTCACTTCGAAACATCGAGTGGTTTATCACCAACTACGCTAAAAAGACTAACTTGACGTACACCACAAACAATGGTAAGTTATTTACCGTGCATTGCGCGTATAAGTCAAGCTTGGATGGGTACAGTAAAAAATTATTTGACCCGTTTTGTCGATCATCTAAGATTTCGTATACGATTCCGGGTACGGGGCGTGAGATTCAAACCACATTGGCCCAATTAAATTTCATTAAGTGGTGTATCAAGAATAGAATCATTGATTACATTTCAGAGAATAAAAATTCCCTTTTTAGTAAACGAGAGACATGAAACCTCGGTTAAATTCAAATGTTTGATAGCCAGTGTAATAAATATACAAAGTGTAAGTACCCGTGAGTTGCTCATCTAGCTTTATCTCGATGTTAGTTTTTTCGGATTGGATTTCACTAAAATCTAAACTTCCCGATGGGTTTACATTTATAGGATTAATTGAAAAGGAATACGTGTAGATATTTCTAATAGGTCTCGAAAGACGTTTATGATACGGAACTAAATATTTGTAGTATGATGCATTGGTACTTGAAATATTTGGTAAATCAACACCTTGTATATAAAATTTAGCGCTCGTCATCACTGGATTAAAGAATGTAAATGTCTGATCAAAGTCTGGTGTTTTTGAATAATTGAAACGATTTTGGATGTAGTGATAATCATTTTCAATCGCATCGGGAACTCGAAACACGGTGCTATCCAACTCGATGTTATACGATTGTGTAAATGTTTCTTGTTGAAGACTCACAAAGTCTGATATCTTTTCGGAGTATGTCAATAGCGTCCCGTTTTTATTAATATCGAAAGCCGGAATATTCGTCAATCTTCGTGATCCATCGACACGACTTGACTCTTGTGTGTAGTAATCAAATGTAAACTTTTCAATGAATGTATTCGCTGGAACGGTCACGGTTATGATTGGTTCATTTGTGCTCGCAGTGAGTGATGTCCACGGTACAATGTTGTATTCTGTACTAAATACTTGACTACCCGCGAACTCTGTTGCGCCATCTCTATTCAATGCTATCGTGCTAAAGTTTACTCGAGAGAAAGCAGATACACCACCCTGTGTTAACACACGAAAGAATGAGAGATTCTTCAGAGTAAAATCACCGTTTGCTTCTCTTACAAAAATTTCATACGTATCGACAGGGTTTGGTACTTTTTGTATGCTTACATTTTCAAATATGTTATTACGAAGAAACCAATGCATAGACTTGACGCGGTTGTTTGGAACTAAGTTTGTTCTGATTATGTCAACACCGGGTGTCGTTTCGATGGTTGGGTGACGACGAACAACGTCGGTGATCATCGTGTATGGTCGATTTTTCAAGTAAATACGTTCTGATGGGTCTATCGTAAATTCTTCGGTCACGATCTTGAAGTCATCGAGTGTCAGTATACTCCCCGCAGTCGTGAAAAATCCTTGTGGATGAAATTCAAATTCAAACTCAATTTTCTGTTTATGAATCGCACACAATGGAAAGTATGGTCTGTTTGGATCGTTTGTGACATACTCGTCGGTGGAATATTTACGCGAAAAGAAGAATGGTAGAGGAATGACAACTTCAGATTCAAGTTCCGCGTACGCCGCGTTTTTACTCGATGAATCAAAGGCTAACATTCTGTTTACGACGAAACGGTTGGCAACCTTTTCAGAAGACTCGAGGTAGAGTTCATCATAGATGACCATCCAATCGTCGTAGATCTTTTCAACTTCTGTCTCGTCTACGCGCATTGTTACAGATTTTATGAGATGTCTACCGATCTGATCTGAATAGTTTTCGCCATTTGATAGAGCGGGTAACTTGAGATACACATACATGTTACTCAAAAGGTCGCCCATATTTTGTGGATTGAACGTGACTTTAATGGTTTCATTGAATGGCCACGTGGGCGACGTCGGTGATCTATTGACTACGGTTGTTCTATGAAATTTGGTAAAGTTGGAATGCCTTTTAATATCGTAATTAAAGATTGATTTTTCTATATTGTCTGTTAAGAGGTACGTGTCCTGCTTACCAATCGCATTTAACGACACTCCGGCACCACTTGAGGTGGGCATCTTATCTATTGTCTACATATTTTTAATATCCATTTTCCACATATCGATGTGGGATGTCTTTTTCATTATCTCAAGTTCCTCACGAGTTTGCTTCGCTTCTTGGATGAGAGCCTTTACACTTTCCTCTGTATACTGGACAGTCTTGATATTAAGTAGGTAGTCGTGACTTCCGGCAATTTGTGGGAAAATACCTGCAAGTTGTCGTTCAAGGTCTTGTTTTTTACGCTTGAAAACCACGATGTCACCCTCGATCACCATTGTGACAAACTTTGATTTGTATCCACACATGGTAGCTCTCGTTTCGAGAACCTTGATGAGGTGTTCCTTTCTCCTTTTATAATGTTCGGTACGAAGTTCCACAAAGTCTTTCAGGATTTCTTCTGGACTCGAGTATTTGTAAATACCCTTTACTGGGTGGAAAAGATGCATGTTCGATACATGAAAAGTTTTTCGTAATTTGAGATCTTTGACGAGATCTTTCCCCGAATAATCTGTGATTTCAAAATGAACATCTTCGGTCGTTGAATTATTTACGAAACCACCGATTAACTTCTTTTCGACGAGACCGTCCAAGTATTCTTTGTAATCTTGTGTCCAGCGACCTGGTGGAAGTTCGGTGATGACAATATTCGTCCCCGACCACTTCCACACACCTTCCATCATCCACGTGTCTTCTTCCTTGTGTACGACACCCTTGAAACCTCGGAACCATGGTCGCATGGACTCAATCGGCTTCCCATCGAGAATTCTTTGGATATTGTCCTTGATATCCTTTGGATTGAATGGAGGCACATAACAACTGAAACCCGTACCGATACCTTCTGTACCGTTCACGAGAACCATGGGGAGTGTTGGCATGTAGAAGTCTGGCTCAATGGGGCGACCATCATCATCCAAATAGTTGAGAATTGGGTCATCTCTCGGATCAAAGATTTTTCGTGCATCTTTTGTGAGCTTTGTAAAGATATACCTCGTTT